TTGCCGCGTTTGGATGCGGCTGTCAAATGATTCAACGATGTAGACAGCGTTTTCGGCGCTGCAGTAGACGCGCTCGCCTATTTCCGGGAAACCATTGCCGGCGTCAGAAATTTTATGGGTGATAATTTTATGGGTGATGTTGCTCATTTCGTTCTCCTTGTAGCCCCCGAATCCCGAGGCGCGGGTCGTGGATTGCCTATCCACAGTTCCTAGTATACACACATTGAGCGCAATGATGATCAGACAAGTCCGCGCTCGGCCAGCGAGACGACGCCGCCATCGCCAGCGATGAAGTGGTCGAGCAGCCGGATGTCCAGAAGGTTGAGGGCGTCGCGAAGCCGGCGCGTGATCGCGAGGTCAGCTTGCGAAGGCTCAGGGCTGCCCGAAGGGTGGTTGTGAGTCACGATGACAGCGGCCGCGCCGGCCATCAAAGCGCGTTCAACCACTATGCGCGGGTGAACGTGCGCTGCATCAATGGTGCCGCTGAAAAGAACCTCATAGGACAAAACGCGGTGCCGGGTGTCAAGGAACAAGCAAGCGAAATGCTCGCGGGTCTGTCCGTGCTGCTGGACCTGAAGAAAGCGGCGCGTCTGATCTGGCGAAGTCAGGGCGCTACCTTTTTGCCGCAAGCGGGATTCGATGATCTTTTGCGCCTGTTCGATGATGGCGTTTTCGCGATCAGTCTCGATCGAAAGCGCTTCGGCCATGTATTCGGCCTCATCTTCCGACCGAACAGAGCCCGTATCGGGGAGCAAGGCCGCCTCAAATTCTTCATCGGTGAGCGAATCGCACCAGAAGCCGCCACTGGCCTTTTCGTTGGTCGGGTGAATCGGCCAGACGATCGGCAAATCGCTGCACGGCGCAACTTCGTCGTCAACGATGACTTTTCCTTTCTTGACAAGCGACGAAAGAACGCCGCCGATTGATCGGCGATTAATCTCAAGCTCATCGCACAAGTCGCGGCCGTCCATTGCGGCGCCGTTCATCGAAGCGGTTGCGAGGCAATTGTAGACGCGGGTTTCGAGGGTTGTGTAGTTCATCGGCGGATTTCCGTTTCGTTGAAGGTATGGCCATAATAGCGCAACTTCTGCGCCCTGTCAAGAGAGGATGCGAATTTTTTTTTTGGGCGGTAGAATGCGCAGGAAACGAGGGTTCCCGATGTTTTCGCGCCAGATTCAAAAATTCGCCCGGAAATCCAAAGAAATGACCGAAGCCGTGGCCCGGCAGTCAGTGCAGGACGTGGTAGAGCGGGCAGAATTGACGGCAGCGCAGGGCGGGGCTATGCGCGTCGATACCGGCTTTCTCCGAGCTTCAGGCGGCGCAGCGCTCGGCGGATTCCCGCGCGGCCCATCATCAAACCCCGGCGGCCGGCAATTTTCCGGCAGCGGGGAAGCCGGCACCGGCATTCCGCTTGCCGTGGCGCTGGCTCAATGGGACTTCGAAGCGAAACTGGCCTATGGATGGTCGGCAAGCTATGCCCGGCCGCGCGAGGCTCGTGACGGGTTCATGAGATTGGCCGTCCAGAACTGGGAGCGCATCGTAGAATCCAATGTTCGGGCGGCGAAGGCTGCGATTCGATGAGCAGCGCGATCAAGCTGCCGCGCCGTAGATCGATTGCGATCGTGGCAGACGGCCCGAGCGCGGCAATGCTCAGAACGATCACTCTGCCGCAAGAAATTTATTGCATCGGCATCAATCACGCCTCGATCTGGCTGCCGCGATGCGACGCGTATATGACCGCGTGCGCAGACCATCGGCAAAGATGGGTCATGAATAACCAGCGGCAAGGCGTTCGATACTTCGCTGCCGTTTCGATGGAGTATGGATCGAGAATCGCGAAAGAGCCCGGCAAGTCCCCGCGCGAAAAGAACGTTACATTCTTTCGCGAATTCTCGGGCAGCATGTCGGATGATCCGAGATATTGCTCGGTCGGCATCGAAGGCTACCCGAGGAACAGCGTGTATGCCGGCCTGAATCTTGCGCTTCACCTCAAGGCTGAGCGCGTCGCGATTTTTGGCCTTGATTGCTCTGCGCGGCCGCGCGTATCCGGCGGCATTGCTGGCGACATGAAACATTTGCCGGCCCTGTTCGAGCGCTACGACGGGTCGGCGAAAGTTATCAATGCTTCGCCGGGCTCTCCCGTTTCGGCGTTTCCAATTTGCTCACCATCCGAGGCAATTGCATGGCTGCTTTGATCGACCCGATGCTCCCTACTCTCAAGAGAAATCATGATCTGCATCACCTTCACGGGATGCTCAGCATGATGGAGCGGGCCGGATGCAAGTTCCGAACGGCTATCGATGGCGGCGCGCATCGAGGAATCTGGACTCGCCAGCTTGCGATGCGTTTCCGCACCGTTTACGCATTCGAGCCACGGCGCGAGCATTTCCGGCATCTTCCGCACCGAACTGCTTTCTGCTTCGGGTTGGCGTTGTGGGACGAAGTAGCGCAATGGTCAATGGTTCCGGGCACCGAAAACGACGGGCAATGGCGAATCGGTGAGCGGGACGATTCTTCGATCGACAGCGTGGCATCTACCACGATCGATATTGCTGGCCTGATCAATGTTGACTTCATCAAACTGGATGTTGAAGGCGCCGAACTTTTCGCGGCGCGCGGGGCCAGAGAAACGATCGAGCGATGTCGGCCGTGGGTCATGATCGAACTGAACGGGCTGGACCAAAAGAATTTCGGCGTTGAGCGTGACGCGGCCGCGCATTTTCTTCGGTCGCTCGGAATGAGGGAGCATGGAAGATGGAACAAGGATTTCCTATTCGGCTGGTGACGGCCTATCGCGAGTCGGACAAATTCGACGAGGAATACATCGGCAGATTGGCGCATGGATTTTATGCTCACAATGAAGCCGAAGAAGAATCCATGCGCGTGGTTGAGGATGAGCGATGGCCCGGCTGGTGGTGCAAAATGGCAGCGCTCGAGTTCATCATGAACGAAGGCCGGCCGGCGTATCTCGCCGATCTTGATACCATCATCATCGGCCCGCTTCCGAAGGCGTCGCGCTTCACGGTTCTACATGATTTTTACAGTCAGCGGCAGATTGTTCAATCCGGCTTCATGTTCGTCACGCCAAAGGCCGCCGCCGCGATCTGGTCAAGATGGATCGCTGACCCGGATCGATGGATGCGGGAATATCGCGGTGACGGGGAATTCATCCGCGATTGCTGCTTGCATATCGAGCATGACTTCTGGCGTGAAGTAGCGCCGGGCTCTGTGGTCAGCTTCAAGATTCACTGCCAGCACATGAGCCCCGAATCAGCAAGCGTCATCTGCTACCACGGGGAACCTTCTCCGCGTGAGACCGGTTGGGCTTTCAGAAATGCCCGGCTATGGTCTCGAAGCCGCTACCCTGATCAATACTTGTCGCCATGAAGCGAATAACCATCGCGGCTTCCGGCCCGTCGCTCACGCTGGCCGACTGCATGAACGCATCAAGGCTCGGGCCGCTTCTTGCCGTGAACTGCGCTGCATTCATGGCGCCGTTTGCCGATGCCATCTACGCGGGCGATGAAACTTGGTGGAAGGTCTACGCGCCGTTCCTCGGCTGGTCATCGATTCCGCGCTACACCGTCGCGACCAACGGCACCAAGCACGGCGTTTCGGTGGTTCCGCGCGGGAAGATAGGCGAAGGCATCAGCGGCAACAATTCCGGCGTTCAGGCGATAACGCTTGCGCTGCTGTGGCGATACGATGAAATCGTCCTGATCGGGTTTGATTGCGGCTGGCCGGCGCGGGGCCGCGAACACTTCCACGGCGCGCACCATGAAAGGCTCGCCGATGGAACGCCGGGATGCGCAAACCCGCGACAGGCCGACGCGTGGCTTGCAGATCATGCGAGGATCGCGGACAATTGCGGTCAGAGAATCATTAACGCGTCACGGCAAACCGCGCTTACCTGCTACCGGCGGGCAACGCTTGAGGGCATCGCAAATGGGCGTGCAGACCGACATTCTGACCAGCGCACTTGATCGAGCGGCGGCGCTTTCTTCGTCGCCGCCGATCGCGTGGCCGAATGTTCAGTTCCAGCCGCCGGCGACCGGGCTGTGGCTTGAAGCAAAACTATTCCCGAACGAAACAGGGGAGCGGTTTTGGCAATCTGAAGCGCCGGCAGAATATATGGGATTTTTGCAAATTCTGGTATGCTTCCGGCCTAATACCGGAATTGTCGCGCCGACGCAGCAAGCCGACGCAATCGCCGATCATTTTGCGAAAGGCGTAAATCTTGGCCCGGTTCATGTTCGCGGCCGCGCATCAGTAGCGCCGGCGGTGATTGAAGAAGGGTTCGGGTATATTCCGGTGACCGTGCAATATCGCGGTCTTGCCTGATCGCTTTGGCGAAAGGATGGCTTCGGCCAACAGGCGCAACTTTTACGCTATCAAAGGAGTTTGAGTAATGTCCGAAACCAACCTGAATGGCAGCATTGCAATTGCCGCCGAATCCGACGGCACAACCCCGGACCCGCAGAACACGGATCTTTCCGGCTCGGCCTTCGCTGCGCTGAATTTCGTCGATATCCCGAACTTGGGCAATCTCGGCGATACCGGCGTATCGCAGACGGCCAACAGCTATGACACATGGGACCAGCCGCTGGTCGTGCAGCAGAAGGGCACCGCAACCGGAAACAGTTCCGAAATTCGCGTTCTGGACGTTACGAGCAACGGCCTGACCGCGCTCAAGGCTGCCGCCGCGATCACGAACCAGAACAACTACGCTTTCAGAGTTACCTACGGAAGCGGAGACGTGGAATATCTGCGCGGCATCGTCCACAGCAAAACGCTTCCGAAGGGCGGCCCGAACGCGTTCCGCGAATTCGTTTGCACGCTGACCCTGAACCAAGAGCCGTTTCAGGCGTAATCATATCGCCTGAAGTCGCTTCCGCACTTGTGGCCCGCCTTGCGCGGGCCTTTCTACCGCAGAAAGAGGAATGAAGCATGGATACGTCGAAGCTTTCAAATTTCACCATGAGTCTGCCGCCGCGCGATGTCAAAATCGTGGATGCGCGCGGGGAGAAGATCGGTCTTACGATCACCATCGTTTCCGACACCGACCAGCGATACATTAAGGTTCGCGACAAGGTTCAGCAGCGCATGAATTCGACCAGGTTGCGCGGCCGCATCGTCAAGCCAGCCGAGCACGAAGAACTCGAACGCGAACTCGCGGCCGCCCGCATTTCTGGCATCAAGGTTTCCGAGCCTTTCAAAAGCGCAATCGGCGAAATCGCTTTCAACAAAGCAAACGCGATCGCGCTGCTCTATGAGCATGGCGAATTCAGCGCATCGGTGCGCAAGCAGGTTGATGAAGCCGCGCGATCGATGGCCGATGATTTTTTGACCGATTGATCGCCTGTCGTCAAGCCGTTTGGTCCGGCGTGTACTTTCACACGCCGGACTCAAAAGGCAAGACGATGGCCGATCTATACCGAGGATATGGCTTCGAGTTTGAAATACCGGAGCCTCCTGACTTCGAATGCGAAAGGCTGATTTCAACATTCAAGGCGCTATCAGAGAGAAGGCGGGAAGGGTACGGCAGCACCATGCCGCTGTCATTTCCAGAAATCGAATCCTACTGTAGACTGTATCGCGTGGAAATGAGCTCTGTTTTTGTCGATTGGCTACTCGACCTTGACAGAACGTTCATTGATGCAAGCGAGGACGTTCGGACTGAACACAAAGCGCGCGAGGGCTGACCGTGGAAGAACTGGCAAAGCTTGGTCTTGAGGTAGACGCCAGCGGATTCATTCGAGCGAAAAAGACGCTGGATGAATTCAGCGGCTCGGCAGCGAAGGCCGAAAGCCGTTCGGAACGATTTGGGAAAGCCGCGGCGAAAGCCGGCCGCGAGGCCGGCAAAGGTCTTGCCATTGCCGGCGCTGCATTGACCGCTATCACGGCAAACTCGATCCGGCTTGCTACCACGTTTGAATCGTCGCTGACTCAGATCAATACTCTGGTAGGAGTCAGCCGGGACCAGATCGATCAGTACCGCGAAGGAATTCTGAGCTTGGCGCCGGCCGTTGGCCGCGGGCCGGATGAACTGGCGCGCGCCATGTTCGCGATCACGTCGGCCGGCGCGCGCGGTTCCGAAGCAATGGATATTCTTGAGGCATCCAGCCGAGCGGCCGCAATCGGTCTAGGCGATACGCGGGACATTGCGCTTGCCGCCGGCGCTGCCGTCACGGCATACGGTTCTGAAACGCTATCGGCCGCTCAGGCGGTCGAAATCATGGTAGGCACCATCGAGCAGGGCAACCTTGAGGCGAGCCAGCTTGCCGGCGTTCTCGGGCGCGTCCTCGGCCTTGCTGCTCAGGCCGGGGTAAGCTTCCAAGACGCGGGCGCATTCATCGCCGCATTCACGCGGCAAGGCGTCGATGCGGCGCAAGCGGTCACCGGGCTTCGCGGCGCGCTGACAATCCTTGTTCGTGAACCGACCGCGCAGGCGGTGGAAGCCTTCGAGCGCATGGGAATGACCGTCGAGGGCTTCAGGCGGCAGGTTCGCGACGAGGGCTTCATCGAGGCATTCCAGCAGCTTGCCGATCGAGCGGCCGAAGCCGGGATCGAAATGGGGCAGATCATCCCCGAGGTCGAAGCGCTTTCCGGTGTCATGGCCGTATTCGCCTCGCGGGGCGAGAAGGCATCGAGCATCGCCGATTCGGTCGGCCGAGCGGTCGGCACGATGGGCGATCGGTTCGACGAGGCCGTGAAGAATGATCCGGCGCTTGCGTTCGCGATGATTAACGCAGAATTCCAGACGATGCAGACCCGGCTTGGCGTTGAACTACTGCCGGCGCTCATGACGCTGGTCCAGACGCTTAGGAGCGCCGAGGACGGAGCCGGGCCGCTTCGCGATGCGCTCATCGGCGTGGCGCGAGTCATCTTGACGCTGGCAGAGTACGGCACGCTGGCCTCCGGGATGTTCGTGGAGCTCGGACTGCGCATGGGTCAGGTGCTCGCGATCGGCGAAAAGATCGGCCAGGTGTCGGGCGAGGAATTTGGGCTTTCGTCCCTGCTCGTCCCATTCAAGGCCATAGTAGACACCGTCCAAACCGTGAACCGCGTTATGGACGAGAGCGGGGAAATCAACCAAGCCGTTCGCGATGACATCCGCGAGACGCGGGAGGTATACCAGCAACTGGCAGCAAGCTTCGCGGAATCGGCAAAAGAACTCGGCAAGCTTTCCAGCGGGCAGAAGGAACAGGCGCAAGGCTTGGGCGTAATCGCTTCGGCGCTACAGTTTGCCGGCGACGCATATGCAAGAGCCGGGCAACTCAGCAGAGCGCTTAATGAGTCGCTGTCGGAAACGCCGGCGGCAGCGGTCAAGACGGCCGAAGAACTTCGCGAAGCTGCCGCCGCGTCGCAGCGATGGGCTGATCGGCTTGCGGACCTGCATTCCGAATTGTCAGGCGCGATTCCGTCTGCGCTGAGAACCTATCAGTCGGCAGTTCAGGAAATCGCGCTGGCGCATCAGGCTGGCGAAATGGATTACCAGACCACGATTGCGCTGCTCGATGCCGAGGCCCGCGCGTTCCAGCGGACGGCCGCCGCCATTCGCGACGATTACATCGCGGCGATCAGGGAAATTTCCGGCCTTGATGTCACCAACCTTTTCGGCCAGATGTTCGGCGGTGGCGAATCTTCCGGCGGCAACCCGTTCGCGGCCGCGCTGTCGCAGATCGGCGAAGGGTTCGCGCAGTCGGTGTTCAACGGGCAGGACATCGCGCGATCTCTATCGTCCGCGTTCACCGGCACCGGTGGCCGCATCCTCGGGCGCGCTGCCGATACTTTCTTCGCGGACGCAACCGAACACGGGCTGACCAAGGCATTCCAGAACAGCAGGACGCAAGAGGGCATGGCCGGCGGCTTCGCGCTCGCCATCGGTCAGGCGCTTGAGGGCAATTACGTTCAGGCCGGATTCACCGCTGCGGGCACCGCCATCGCCGGCCCGATCGGGGGGATGATCGGGAGCATGATCGGCGGCATTGTCGAAGGACTGCTTAAGAGCAAGCCGAAGTTCCAGATTCGCGGCGAATTTTCTAGCATCGCGATCGACGAAGGCACGGACAGGCTGATCGAAACTGCGCTCGGTACGGTCGAATTCGCGTTCAGGGGCATCGAAGGCGGCATCAAGTCGCAGGTGATCGCAGCCATTACCGAGGTCGATTCGAACGTCGCCGCGTTCGTGCGGGACGAACTGCTGCTTGATTCGATCGAGCGCGCGCTTGAGGAATGGGGGGCCAGCAGCCGCGCGTTCGGCGATGACTTCGAAGCAATGGTCCGCGATCGCTTGCGAGCCATCGCTGATACATTCCCGGAAATCATCGCGGATTTCGTCAACGGAGCGCAGACTGCCGAAGGGATGCTCGAAAACCTGTATTCCGCGATGGCAATCAACCGGGCGCTGATTCGCGGTATCTCGCTCGGGCTGGCGATGCCGGAAAGCGGCGCTCTCCCCGGCCCGGCGCTGCCCGGCCCGTCGTTGCCGCCGCCCGGCATCAACCCGCCAGTCTCGCCGCCGATCGACCTTGGCATCGACCCGCCGCAGATTCCGCGCGTCGAGCAGTCGGCTGGTGCTTTCATGGCAATCCTGAACGAAGTCGGCGAAGGGTTCGATGCCGCGATTGTGGCTACCGAAGGACTGCACCCTCAGCTTGCTCAAACGGTCGAGGCGCTGCTTGAGGTGCGCATTGGCACCGAACCCTTGATCGACACTTTCAATCGGATGGTGCGCGTACTGGATACGCTGGACGGGGCGGCCGCGTTGATGGGCGCGCGTTTCGGCGAAACTCGCGAGGACATGATTCGATTCGGCGCTGATCTTGTGGCGCTGTTCGGTGACGACGCCGAATCGCTTGCCGCTTCGCTGGATCGGATCTTCGGGGCGATCTACACCGACGCCGAGCGCGCTGAAGCCGAAGCTGCCAGAGCATCGCAGCGCGCCGGCGAACTGCTCGCGGGGCTTTTTGCCGGCATCGACGGCATGGACTTCGACGAATCCATGTTGACGCTTGACGGATTCCGCGAGGCGTTCGAGTCGCTCATGCAATCCGGCGCGCTGACGCCGGAGCAAGTGGCGGTGCTGATCGAAGCCGGGAACGCCATCGTTTCGCTGTCCGAGGCTCAGGGCCGGCTGGTTGATGAAATCGTGGAATCAGCAAGGGACGCTGAAGGCATTGCGGAAATTCTGGCTGGAATGAAAACCGATGCGGCGCGGTCTGGATTGGAAGGCGTAGCACTGGCGCTTTTTGATCTGGATCAAAGCACGGCTGAAACGCGCGCCGAACTTGAACGCATGGGCGCGACGGCCGGCGAACTGTCGGTCTTTGAGCGTCTCGCGGCAGATGAGCGGTTGCGCGTGGTCGAAGATTTCGCGCGGCAGGCGGTAGAAGCGGAGCGGCAACGGCTCAGCGACTTGGCTTCGCTACGGGCCAACGTGCGATCGGAATTAACGCTTGGCGGCCTCAGTGATTTTTCTCGTGAAGCGGTGTCAATACAAACTGCCGGGCTGCAAATGGCCGAAGCGCTAAACGAAGCCGCAATCGCTGCCGGGTTTGAAGCTGCCGCAGCTTCAGACCTTGCGGCAGTTCATGAGCTTGTGGCGCAGCGGATGGCGGCTCTCGTCGGGCGCATGAAAGAGGCGGCGCGCAGTTTAGTAGAACAGCTATTCGGCACTGAGCTGTCACGACTGGACGACGAAATCAGGGCACTGCAAGGCGGGGCTGCAAGTGCTGGTGACGGCTTAGGGGCCCTCGGAAACACTTTGAGCGATGTTGCGGACGCGACACAGCGCGCCACCGACGATCTACGGCGCTTTGCCGATTCTTTGCTGATTGGCAACCTCAGCCCGCTGAACTCTGGCGACCGGCTCGACGAGGCCTTCCTTCAGCTGCAGGACGCCAGCGCGCGCGGCGATGCCTCGGGCGTGCAGTCGCTGGCCAACAGCGTCCTGCAGATCGGTCGCGAGCGCTTTGCATCCGGTCAAGAATTCAACGAGTTGTTCGCGGAGGTGCAGCGCATCATCCGCGGCACTACGCCGGCCAGCGAACGGCCGCAGCCGGTGACCATCGTAGGCGGTGCCGTTGCAGCATCGCCCGAGCTTGAGGCGCTGCTGGCACGGCAGGCCGAACTGCAGGCCGAACAGCAGGCGCAGCAGGACGCAGTGCTCGGCAGGCAGCTTGCGCAGATCATCGCCGACCTTTCCGGCGCCACCGGCGACAGCTTCGACTCGATCGCCGATGAACTCGGTTTTGACCTTGCTCAGCTTGGTGATGTCCTCGGATTAGATCAGTCCGGCTTGAAGTCCCTTATCGCTGGAATGGTGGATGACTCAACCGCTACGGCGAACCAGCTTTTCAGTCTAGAGCGGACGCTGTTCAATGAGCTTGTCATTCAAACAGCGAAGCTTAATGAGATCGCCGAATCAGTCCGGCCCATCGAGTTCGGAAAAGACCGCTTGACAAGTAAGCTGATCCCAGCCGAGGAAGCGGGGCGACTGGAGCGCGCCGATACGGAAGTGGCTGCCGCAGTAACGGGAACAACGAAAGCCGTGGATGAGGCCGGCGACCAAATCACGCGAGCCATTCAGTCCAGCGGAGAAGAAACCGTTGCTTTGCTGCGACGCATCGCCAACGAACTGGAGCGCACCAGCGGCACGCGCGGCAACACCAAGGTGGCCGTATGACCGCGCTCGAATTCCTTTTCGACGTCGACCTCAGCATCCCGGCTCCGCAACCGCCCGAACCGCCGCCGGCCGGCGCTGAATACCTCGTCGCCGGTGGTGACGGAAGTGAAATCGTCTGTTACTCGATTGGCGGGGATGATCTGGTCGAAGTTTCGCGGCTGGATGTGTCGCCACGTGGAAAAGTGCTGGGGCTGCAATTTAGCGAGGATCGCCGCACGCTCTGGGCGGTGACGCGCATGGACGATAACCCGTGGACGCATCACCTTTGGTCTGCTCCGTTTTCAGCGGGGCGTTTTGGGCTGCCGACAGAGCATTTGGGCATCGTGGGTTCGTTCTCATTCTCCTGGGCAGCGATATCGGTCAGCGGCACACGGCTGGCTGTATTGATAGGATCTGCTGATCTGCTGGCGCTGTACGAAACAGCATCGGGCGTGCCGGTTTTGATAGATTCAATTACTACTGCGGGCGATGCGAGGTACGTTGAGTTTTGCGGCGCGAGCGATCAATATCTGGCCTATGTCAGCGGCGGCGGCGCAACCGTCGAACTGCTGGACGCGGCTGACCTAGCGCATCTCGACAGCTACGCGGGCCTCGGGAGTAGCATCGCAGCGCAGCGGGGCACGGATACGATTTTTGCCACCAACGGGACTGACTCTCTGGACGCGCTCAGTGTTTCAGGCGGCTCGATCACGCTGCTCGACGAGGGGACGTCGACTGGATCGGGGAATCTCATTTGGATCGAAGCGCTTGGGGTTGTGTGGTCTGGTGAGCGGTTCGATTTGTGGGACGGATCAGCATGGGGAGCAGGGACGCTGACAGGCGTCGGGGTGAACAGAGTGATCGCGGCCGGGCAAACCGGGCAGCGCGTCGGCGTGGTCGCGCCTGGTCAAAACGGCGATGTTGTGCTTTTCCGCGCCGACACCCCAGAGACCGCTGCCGACACCGCAACCGGCGTGTTCAGCACCCGCGGCCGCGTCGTCGCAATCACCGGGGGCAGCGCTGCAAGCGCACTGACAGCCGCAGACCTCGCTCCGCCCGTCCTCGACGACATCACGCCCGCAGAAGGCACCGAAGCCGGCGGAACGCTTGTCGGCATCCGCGGCGCTCGATTCCGCGAAGGTGCGCGCGTGTTCTTCGGTGGCGCC